CGGGACAGGCGTCGACGGGGGAGGGATGGATCCCCCGACTGAAGCGGACAGAGAGTCCGTTTCAATAGGCTGAAAGGTCTCTTCGAAGACGTCCGAAGTCGGGACGTCTTCAAGGAAGATCTCAGGCGAATAAATCGCCTGGCCTTCGACTGTCCGATCAACTCGGACAAGGACGAAGGGGAAAGAAGTCATCTCGTCGAGAGGGTGAAGCTCGACAGTATGAGTCCCGAATCGCTTTGTGAGAGATCGGATCTGTCTCCCGGAGAGACGACACTCGACTTGGGAAGTGTCATCATCTCCGGCCAGTAGACAATAAGAGGTTGTGAGAGGTAGCCGGGAGACCTGAGTGGTATCGAGGAATACCTCACGACCCTCTGTCAAAGGTGTGTTTACTGGGTAAAGTTCAATCTCAACTCGTCTCCTACGGGAGGCGAGAAGGGTGGTCCCCGCGGACGGTGTCCGGACGGAGACGAGACTAGGGAGATCGAATTGAGATTCCTGTCCCTCGTAAGTAGTGGAGGATGACAGGAACAGAGCCTGGGCGATGCGGCGCTGTTCAGGAGAGAAGCGAGGCTCGACACCAGGGGGAACCACAAAACCGAGTCCGCCCTTAAGGGGATGGGCGAAGAGGTTGAGAGTGGTGCCACCAAACTGGGTTTGACGTTTGATCTCCTTAATGTGATAATGGAGAAACCAGTTGTGGGCTTGACGGGGATTGATGGCCGTGAGAACCGACTGAAAGTGCCAACCAGAAAGAGGTAGAGACTTCAGGGAATCGCGGCCAGTCAATTTAGATTGACCGGTTAGGAGGCCAACATTGAGGAAGCCGAGGATGGCGAAACTGTCGGTTAGGGAGTCAGGAAGAGACTTCGGATAACCGGGGTTCGCCATCTCGAGATCGAACATGTCGGCCCAGCTCATATCCGCCCAGAATTCAGAGCTGGTCTTTGGAGCCGGGACAAACTCAATGGGAACCGAGTTGACGGTCAAGAACCTCTTATGACGGAAGTTCTTTCCCACTGAGGGGCGGAAGCCAACCTTCGTGATGGAACGAGTCCATCTCTGATAATGAAGGTCATCTGTCCTGAACAGAATATCATCGCCATTAATCATGACGGGGAGGCGTCGCATAAGGCGCTGATCCGACATGAGGCGATAAGTCTGTTCAAAGTCGTCGTTACCCAAAGAATCCATGTAGGCGAAGAGATTAGCCAAACAGAGAAAGGGGAACGAGAGGACAGAGCCCATCAGTTGGCCGTTATGCTGTGAGACGGGTGGAGGACCCCCTTTAGGGTAGACTATCACCTGCTCAAGAAGAGCGGCACGAAGGGTGGGGAGGAGAACAAGGTCCTCCTCAGGGAGAAGCTCGAGTAAAGACTCGAGGAAGAGCTTGGAGAGGCGGATATCAAGTCCATCAGTAGCAGCGGAGTAGTCTCCGGAGACGAAGTCTCCATCGAGACTGATACCGAGGCGGAGGGCCAACTTACGATGTCTAGTGTTGAAATCGTGAAGGAGGGACTCCGAGATGGACTCCCCGATCAGAGCGAACGGGGCAAAGGTCCGGAGGTGGCTCCAGAGACTCTTCTGGAGGGGACGAGAGGCATGGGCCCTAACAGGATCCATCGCTGTGATCGTTCGAACCTTGAGTGGCTCAAGGACTGCAGCAACACGAGCGAAGGACTGTTTCCGAAGATTCGGAGGAGACCAGAAGGAGTACTGAGACCTACGATCGACATCCTCCCACTTTCTAGTCAAGGAATCTTGAATGAAGGTGGGGAGACGATCGTAGGTAGGGTTCTCAGTCTCCCAGTGGCGGACTAGGGCACGCCATTGAGTCTCTGTGAGGGGGAGGGAACCCCGATCCTCAAGAACCTGACCAGGGGCAACCTCCCTCATGCCGATGAAGAGATTAGGCTCATCATGGTGAGGGAGAGCCGCGGCAGAGAGAGAGGTGGTTTCTTGGGGATCGGGGGCCGAGGGGGCACCAGTCGAGAAGAGGCGGGAAGCCTCCTCTCGAAGGGAGGAACGGGTGCCCCCGAGAACCCAGGCAGTATAGACGGAAGCAGAGGTAGAGGCTTCCATCCGAACCATCTCAAGGAAGGAGTCTGGAAAGACGAATCCCTTGAGGATTGTTTGGATAAAACGTCTAGCTAGGACGGGGTTGAACCCGTCCACGGCCAGGGTGGTCTGCGGGGGAAACGAAAGCTGCTGAGAGTGCTTAAGTAGAGAACCCGCGACGAAAGAGGGGGGGACCTGGGCGAAGCCCCTCTTGGACTGGGAAATCCCATAAACAGCCCGATAGACATTGGAGGAGTCTGGTCGGGAGGGGGAGAAATTCGCCAGTCGGCGGAAATAATCACCCGTGCGACCCGAGAAGAGGGGGTCGTCAGGCGAGAACTTCCATGACTCCGGAACCTTAGGGGGTGGATTACGAAGGAACCTCGCGAGAGGCCAATCCTTCCAGAACTTAGAGTTCTGGACAAAATCGTGCTCCTCCCAAGAGCGCATCTTATGGAGCGCCCAAAGGGAGTCTTGGGCTGGTAGGTTTCCGATATAATCGGAGTCCCGAGCACAGCCGGCAGACGAGTCGATTAAGACGAGGAGCATAGCCCGCATCCCATGAAGAGAGTGCCATAGATGATAAGAGACTCTATAGGCTAACTGATCCTCAAGTGGAAGAGGGAGAGGGAGGCCGGAGGTCCAAAGAACCGGAGCTCTGACGTTCGGAATGGGGGACGTCAGGTCATCACTCAGAACAAAAGGAGGAATGTTCTGATAATGATGACTGGTGGGGTTGGTAAGGGGACCAGCCGCATCACTAATAAAGAAAACAGGATCGTCGAGTATCGTACTCCAACTGACAAGTTCAGACTCGAAAGAGTTCTTTGTGTCACGTAGGTATAAGTACGACTGCTCAGTATCACGCCTGGACTTGAGAAGCTTCTCAGACTTCACCCGGCTCTTAGAGCGGGTGGAAGAGGAGGGAAGTAGATCAAGTCCCTGACGGACAGTGAAAACACGATCCAAAACGCCATCGATAGTTTTGAGAAGATGGAACTGATTGAAAGTCAGGTCCATCTAGGATAAGCTGTTGTTTTTTCTGATTGTAGTAATA